GGATATTCATTGCCGGGATATTCGAGGAGCTGGTATACAGGGGATTCGTCTTCGGGCAGCTCTTCCGATACGCCCGTTGGGGGTTTCTGCCCGCGGCACTATTGACGGCACTGGCGTTCGGATCGTTGCATCTCTACCAAGGGCACGACCCGGTATCGGCACTGACGGCCTTCGGGATTACGGCACTGGGCAGCATTTTTTTCAGCTGGCTCTATGTCGAATGGAACTACAACCTCTGGGGCGTAATCTGGCTGCATACTCTGATGAACCTGCCTTGGATAGTGTTCCGCGTAAGTACGAGCGGCGCCGTCGGCGACACAGGGGCCAACGCTTTGCGGCTCTGCACCATAATCCTGGCAATCGGCCTGACTGTTGCATACAAGCGGAAACGGGGACTACCCTACCGAATACAGATCAATACATTAATTACCAACAAGATACAAAATGCGTAA